CTGATGTAATTATTGAATTTGATACTAATAAGAAAACTATAACTATTTTTAGTCCTGAGCTTCAAGTTATTAAATATGATAATTTTGAATGGTATCCAAGTACTATTATATTCTATAGAAGTTATGGAGAGGATAAAAATTGTATAGCTTTAACTATTAAGATATTTTGTTATCACAAAGTATCATATCTAAAGATATGTTATGCAGATATACAATATAAATATCAAATACTTCCATATATTTATAAAGAATAACAGAAATTATTCTAATTAATAAAGTGTGATATATTTAAGTTATATAATTTATAAAGTTTATATTTTATAGATTTTGTATAACTTAAATACATTACCTTTGTACTTAAATCACTCATAAATTGACTGGTTCGTTTCGCCAGACTTCATGTGTAAAAGAAGACTAATAATCGTGTTGAAAGTGGTAACCTCACAAGTTTGACTGATTTAATTCAAGATTGATACGGATTTATACAGTGGTACGGAACACGACTTATTCCACTAATCCCTTGTAGCTCGTCAATACCAGAGTGCATTTCAATTTATAAGTGATTTTTAATAATGGAGAAATAGAACGTAATTGAAAGCATCCTGCACTTCTAATGCAGTGTCATATGACCTTGTAGGTTTGAATCCTACTTTCTTCACATAGAAAATAGATTGCTGGAATACCAGTTAGGTAGAGAATGCATAGGTGTGAAGCATAGATGTATGTGGAGTCTAAGTATTACTAGGAGACATCTAATCTATTTTCTTTCTTATAATTAAGTGAAAAAGGGTTTATAGTAACTAAATCACAAACCAAAAACCCTGAGGCTTATCATATTTATTATGATTTTGTCGACAGACCATTGGGTAATTCCATAGGAGTGTTGTTTAGGTGATTAAAATGATTGGTCTGGCATTAATAAATTAAAATTATCACGGGAATAGCTCCACGATTCTGAAAAGAGGCTATGTAATTCAGATATTTTAATAATTTGATTTATTAGTGGTGACTACTAAAATAGGCATGTTTTAGTATTAAGGTCCGAATCCTTAACAATTACAATAAAATTCAGATTGAAGCAAACAAACAGCTACATAGAGATGTCTCTATGATTTGTTATAACTTAGGCATAAGTTAGTTTGTTAGATGTAATAAATGGAATGTGCCAAAATTAAAAGCTACACAATCATGGTAGATAGCACAACGAACAAAGTTTATTATTCCTTATGCAAGGGCTGAATTTTATTTTTTAATATAATAGCAGCCTATCTAGAGTAGGAGAGCCAATGTACAAGTATATATTTATACCAATCTGGAAGATAGTTTGCCTTCCACTATTATATTTTTAAATATTAATAATTAAAATTATGGAAAGATTATTATGTAAATTATTTGGGCACAAATGGAGATATAATTTCTCTATTCTTCCAAATAAATGTATATGTAGTAGATGTAAAAGAAAAATGCAATTAGATCTATATTTATTAGAATGGAATCATGTAGATTTATTTGAAAATGAAACTAGATCTGATAAAGAATTAATTAATAAATGGGTTAAATAATTATGAAAGTATCATTTGATTTTGATTCAACTTTATCAGAAGAAAGGGTTGAAGAGTATGCTAAAAAATTAGTAAAAGAAGGACATGAGGTCTGGATTGTCACTTCTCGATTAGGCAATGGTAAAGAACCAAATCCAAAATGGAATGATGATTTGTATGAATGTGCTGAAAGAGTAGGGATATCTAAGGATCATATTCATTTTTGTTCAATGGTTGATAAATCTGAATTTCTAAAGGATAAAGGATTTTTATGGCATTTAGATGATGATATAATAGAATTATCATTTATTAGAACAGATACAGATGTATTTCCAATTTGGTGTTATTATGGACATAATTGGATGCAATATTGTGATGATTTAATTAGAATAATAGAATTAAAATATGAAAGAAACTGAAAAATTAACTAAGATTCAATTAGATCAAACTACTACTTTAACTATAATTGTTCATAATTATGATTTTATATGTAATGATTTAGGTGAATATATTCCAACTAATTATAAACAAGTAGCTAAAGAAATATTAGAATCATTTGAGGATGAATCTTGTGATGCTTTAATTGAAGCGTTAAAAGATAGATGCCAAGAATTACTTATTGAATCAGATGATCATATGGAGAAAGTATATCAAATGATAGAATTTCATAGACTACAACAATCATTAAAAGAAGAATAGGTCTGAAGTACAAAGAATCGTAGATTGAAGAGGCTTAACAGATTGTCTTGAGATAGTATCAAAAAGGATCTCGTGCATACTTGCTTCCCGAATCGTAATCGTCGGATGGGTTTTATAAGTTTTATCATTTTAGGCTGAGCCACAAAAACTTATTTTAAAATATATGCAAGGTGATAGCAGTGGTAGCTAGTCAGGCTCATAACCTGAAGGTCGTTGGTTCAATTCCAACCCTTGCAACTCAGTTTTAGGACTGTTATGACCTCGGTCATATTCTACTTTTAGTAATATCGCTATGACTAAAGTGGATTAAAGAGTTATTCCTTTATTGGAGTAACTCTTTTTTATTTGAAATAATTTAAACAAATATAATAATGAAGAAAGTAGGTTATTTTAGAGTAAAGCAATCTGGATGTTCTCCAGAAATTATGTCAGGACATGAATTAAGTAGTTTACAAAGGATTGGAGTAAATCTAAAGATTCTACGTAAAGCTAATGAAGAAGAAATAAAAAATATAAAATAAATGGAAAAGAATAAAATAAACTTAGAAGAACTATTTGATAATAATTTTGACTGTTATACTGAACTTATTATTGAATGGATAGAAGTAGAAGAATCTGCAATGACTAAAGAAAAATTCAAAATAGTCATTGTAGATTTTGCCAATGAACTTCTTAAACTGGCTGCTGAAAATTCTGGATTACCCGAATGCTTGAATAAGGATGCAATCTTAAACACAATTAAACAAATAGAATAAATGGAAGAAAACTTAATAAAATTTACAACAGCTAAATTAGCTAAAGAAAAGGGATTAACCTATGATGAAGTAGGTCAATCGTATAGAAGTAATGGTGATTTCACTTATGGGAGGAATGATCAAGAATTTTATCCAGCACCAACTCAAGGAGTTTTACAAAAATGGTTAAGAGAAGAATTTAATTTATCAGTAGAAGTATTTAGTTTATCTCATCATAATTCAATTGTATTTACATACAATATTAAAAAATTATTAGATACTATTATAGAGGTTTTATCTAAAAATAATTATGTATTTGATACATATGAAGAATGTTTAGAGAATGGTTTATTTAACACATTACAATTAATTAAAACTAAAGAGGGACAAAAGTTTACTAAACTTAATTCTATTGAATTAAATAATTTAAGTAATTTAAAAAATCCTGAATAATGGAAATTCCAGATAAATGGATAGTTATTCAAATAGGCGAAGAAAATCCTCTTTATAAAGTATTAGTTGCATGGTATGGTGGCTATCTTGGAGAAGATCGTTGGAAAATTAATAGTGGTATTCTAAATGTAGCAGATAATGATCAATATATTAATTTTTATGGTTATTCTGGATCTGTTTATCAATGTCCTAAAAATGGATATGGTACAAGTAGCTTATCACAAGGAATTCTTAATAGAATAATGAAAGGTGAAGTATCAGTTAAAGTACTTCCAGAAGATACTGATTGGTTAAATTTAATAAAATAATAATGAATAGACAAAATTTTATATCAGCTGATTTTAAAACAGCAATTAGTTCTCAAGACGATTGGTTTACTGTTGGAGAAGTAGTAGAACATCAAGATAAAGATGCTGGAGAAGCAACTATTATTGGTTTTGGATTAGATACTGATACAAATGAAGTAAAAGTATTTACAAGTGAAGGATATGCTCATTTAGATTTTTTAATAAAAATAGAAACAAATTAAATTATGATACAATGTTATTATGCTCATACAATGACTTCTTATAATTCTACTATTGAAAAACAAGATATAGAATTATTAGAACAATTAGGTTTTGAAGTAATTAATCCAAATCAAGAAAAATATGCAATAGGTTGTAAAAACTATGCAGATTTACATGGTTGGGATAAAGTAATGGATTATTTTTGTAATATAATTAGAGATGATTGTGATATGGTTGCATTTAGGTCCCTTCCAAATGGACAAATTTTATCTGGAGTTGCAGCTGAAGTAGCTTTTGCTCTTAAAATCCAAATTCCAGTAATTGAACTTCCTTGTTCTTTAAATACAAGATTTATGGCTTATCCAGAAACAAAACAATATCTAATTGAGTTAGGACATTATAAAACAAATTAAAATATGAAAAACAAATTATTAACATTAAAGGATTTTGATAAAACTCTTGTTGGTTATCTGTATGAAAAAGATCAACAAGTAGCTAAAATTAATTACAAAATGAGTGGTCTAGAAGCTTATATTGAAACAATTAAAGGTAAGAAAATTGGTGTAGTTATTGCTATTGACTCTAATGTATTAGGATGGTCTTTATGTAATACAAAAATAAGAGAAGAAGTAACTATAGAAGATGGTGCAGTTATAGTTCAAAAAATACCAAATGATACTTTTAATAAATCAGAAGGAATAAGTAAAGCATTACAACGTGCTGATATTGCTTCAACTTTATCCACAAGGGAACGTGAAAGTTTCTATAGAAAAGTTCCATTTTCTATTCAGGAATTATTCAATAAAATGAACGAAAGATCAGAACAATATTTTAAATATAACGACTAATGGTTGTACAAATATTATTATCTGTATTCCTAGGATTTTTAATGGGTTTAGAAAGACAAAGTCAACATAAATCTATTGGAGTAAGAACATTATCTCTAATATGTTTAGGTAGTACACTTTATACTTTTATTTCAATTCATTATGGTAATTCAGATCCAACTAGGGTAATAGCTCAAGTAGTTTCTGGCATTGGTTTCTTAGGTGCAGGTATAATATTTAAATCAGGCAATCAAATTATTGGACTTACTACTGCTGCTACTGTATGGTGTGCGGCAGCAGTAGGAATATTAGTTGGTTGTTCAATGTATCAAGAAGCTGTTGTATCAACTTTAGTTATATTATTTATTAATTTAGTATTTAAATACTTTAAATAATGGAGAAAGAAAAATTAGGACAAGAACCAGCATTGGGATTTTCTTATGAAACAAAAGATTTTAATAATTCCTATGATCCAACTAGTGTGCCACATAAGTTTAATGGAATGTCTAAACGTCTTTATATTGCTACTCAATTGATGTCTGGTCGTATAGCCGCAGATAGAACAATACTTGACATTGTTTATACTGTAAAAGCAATTTATGAAATAACAGATGAACTTTTAAAACAAGAAAATTTATAATATGGAAATTAAAATAATAAAAGAACAAGAAATTAAAGTTACTTTTGAAGATTTTTTAAATAAATTTACTCGTAATGATGCTCCTAACTTTATTCAAGAAATTAGTGACTGTTATCAAGACTATAAAGTTGATTGTAGCATACTAAATAAAATAGTTGGGATTATAATTCATTGTGCTCCAGATCCAACTGATTTAGAAACATTAGATACTGAATCATTAATACAATTATTAGCAATTGCAACAGATAAGAATGAATAATTATGACTTCTATTTTGATAATAATGTATTATTTTTAGAATTTAAAGATGTGTCACAAAATATGATAGTTCATAATATTATAGCTGATATTAAAGATACATTTCCAAATAAACAATTTGATATAGTTGCTAAAAAGAATATATTAGGTTATTGGAGTGCTTATGATTATAGTAAAGATCAATCAATTTATTGCGGTACAACTAGTGTCAAAACAACTAAAGAACAAATAAAGAAATACTTAAATGAATATAGAAAGGATTAATAAAATATTACCCATTATACAAGCATTTGCTAAAGGCGAAGTAATACAACAACAATCTAATGGAAGTGGTTCATGGTATGATCAGGAAAAGCCAACATTTGCTGACAATCAAAATTATCGTATTAAAGCTAAACCAAAATTAGTTCCATTTACATTTGAAGACAATTTATTATTTAGAGACAAATGGATTAGATTTGGAGACAGTATATCTAAAATTCAATATATTAATAAAACTGTTGTGTTTGTAGGTGCCAATCGTTTTAGTTATCGAGAATTTTTGAATCAAGCTCATTTTGAAGATGGTTCACCTTGTGGTAAATTTGTAGAAGAATGATAACAGCCGAAGAATATGTAAATGATGAAGAAATATCTGAAATATTACTAAATTGTGATTGTGATGAAATAATAGAATTAATTAGAAGTATTCAAAGAGATGCTTATAATCAAGGAGTTATAGATTCTGCTGAAAATGTTACTACTAAACAAGTTAAAGTAGAATATACTGGTGTAAGAGCTGGAGGATTTTATTATGTAACTGATGTTGATAAAGAATCAATTTTAAAATTAAAGAAATGAGAATAGTAGCAATAAGTGATTTACATGGATACCTTCCAGAAATTACTCAATCTGCTGATATAATGTTAATTGGTGGTGATATTAGTCCATTAGAAATTCAATTTAATAAACCAAAAATGAAAGTTTGGTTAGAAACTGAATTTGCTTATTGGATTAAATCTCTACCAGTTGACAAAGTATATATGGTAGCAGGGAATCATGACAGTTTTTTCGAAGGAATAAATTCTATGAATTTAGCTACATTTAAACAACAATGTGACTTTAAATTGATATATTTAGAGAATAATTATATTATTCACAGACATGAAGGAAAAGAAATAAAGATATTTGGTACTCCATACTGCCATATATTTGGTAATTGGCCTTTTATGAGGAGCGAAGAGTATTTGACTCAGAAGTTTAAAGAAATACCTGATAAATGTGATATAATAATTAGTCATGATCCACCTTATGGAATAGGTCAAGTTGATCAAATATTACAATCTGTTAGATGGAGTAATCAAGAATTAAAACATGTAGGTAATATACCATTATCGGAAAGATTGAAGGATATTGAATATAAATTACTTGTAAGTGGTCATATTCATTCTGGAGATCATTATCCTTTTGAATTTAATAATGGGATTGTTGTGAATGTTTCTCTTAAAGATGAAAATTATAATGCAATATATGAACCTTTTTATACTGAAATAGAATGTTAAATAGTAAAGAAAAAGCTAAAGACTTAATAGAGAAATTCCTTCCAAATGTATATTGTTATATGGGAAGTGGAATGTTATCTAATGATTATGATAAAAATGTTGCTTTAATGTATGCTAAGAAATGTGCTTTAATTGCTGTACAAGAATTAATTAATGAAACTACATGTTTATGGAAGATTATTGGAGATGATTTAATAACTTATCCTGAATTTTGGATTAGTGTTAAAGAAGAAATTGAAAATTATCAGTATGAGTGAAGAAGAAATATTGGAAGGTAATAAATTAATCGCAGAATTTATGGGTTATAAATATATTAATCCTAAAGATTCATGTGATAAATGGGGATGGTATCTTAATGAAGATGATTCAATTTCTGAACTTTATTTAAAAGAATTAAAATACCATTCTTCTTGGAGTTGGTTAATGTCAGTTGTTGAAAAAATATCTAATGATCCAAATGTTCTTGATGTTGGAATTACTTTTAATTTAGGTTGTGATATTTATTTTAAAGATTTAGAAATTGATGAAGTTCCAAATTGTTGGACAGAATTTGAGGAAACTATGATTGGTTGTGTATATCAATCGTGTATAAAATTTATAAAATGGCAAAGAAAAAGAAAGAAGACGAAGAATTAGAAGAAGGGGAAATAGAAGAAGTAAAAGATAAAAAACAATATTTTGTAATTGAAGAAGCTGATTTCAAGATGGAATCAAGTGCTGCAAATGACTTACGATTCTTTGATTTATACTTTATGCATACTGTGAATAAAGGAAAGGCTACAGAACGTGAAGAATTTAAATTAGAAGGATATGGAATTCAATTAAAAAATTGTTTAAAAAGAATAGCGTATAAAAGGTCTCAATTATCTGATAAAAGACTATATACAAGTTTTAAAGAATTTGTTATTGATTATCAGAAGCAAGTTAAAGAGATTAAAGCATTATTTGATTTATTACCTCAAGATTTTAATTAGTATGATTTGGGTAACGTCAGATTTACATTACAATCATAAAAATTTATGCAGAGGTGTATCATCTTGGGAGAATAATGAAAAGACTACTAGAGATTTTAAAACTTTAGAAGAAATGAATGATGCAATTGTTAATTCAATTAATAACTGTGTTAAACAAGATGATGAATTATATTTCTTAGGTGATTGGAGTTTTGGAGGTATAGAAAGTATTTATAACTTTTATAAAAGAGTAGTGTGTAGGAATATTCATTTTATTCCAGGAAATCATGATAATCATATTAAAAATGATAAAGTTCTTCCTAATTGTAAATGGGGACATCACTATAATGGATTTGATGATTGGTTTCCTACTAAAGATGAGCCTACTATGAAAGATGCTCCTGTATGTGCCCGACAGCTATTTAATTATTTACCAGAACTTACAACTATTACTTATAATAAGCAATTAATTGTAATGTGTCACTATCCTATTGAACAATGGGAAGAAATGGATAAAGGATCTTTGATGCTGCATGGACACTGCCATCACAATATTGATAATTGTGAAACTAATATGAAATGTAGAAGGATGGATGTTGGGATAGATTGGAAAGAATTTAGACCATATTCTTTAGATGAAATATTAGAGGTTATGAATAAAAGAGAATTTAAGAAACATATAAATAAGTTGTAAGTATGGAAGATGGAGAAAAAGCTATTTTAACAGAAGTTAAATATACATTTATTCAAGATGGTAATACTAATAGCACTACTGAAACTGATGAATCATTAGATATTACTATGGAATCAGTTATAGGATCATTAGATGAAGAGAAAGGATTTTATGTGTTAAGAACTACAACTGGATGGAGTGTTAATGAAGTGAATGACTTTATAAAGTTGTTTGATCAAATGAAAAATATTAGATTTTAATATGAATAAATATAGTATAGAAGAAATAATTGATTGGATAAGAACTTGGGAATGTAATGCTGGGGAATCCTTTATGGATTATGCAGGAGATGATTATATATTCCTAAATGTATCATTCTTACTTGGATATTGGTCTATAAAATTTCCAGAACTTTATAAGTTTCTAATGACTAAAAGTATGAATTTAATTCCTTGGAAATACCCACAGGATGAACTAACTGACTTAGTTGAGGAATTTTATTCTACAAAAGAAAATTGGAATGAAGAAGACTATTGCAAATCTTTAATACCATGGGTATCATTAATCTTTGATAATGATGTTTATTATGAAAGATTTATTGATTGGAAAGAAGAACAAGATGAAGAATCTAGTAATCTATAGCGATGGTGCCTATTCCAGCTTGAGGAATCAAGGGGGTTGGGCATTTGTTGCTATTCAGGATAATATTAAAATTCATTCAGCATTTTTTCCAATTGAAGGTGGTACTAATAATGTAGCAGAGATTCAATCATGTATTGAAGCATGTAGTTGGGCTAAAAAGAATAATTATAATGAATTTACTTTAATAACTGATAGTCAATATGTTATAGGTGCAATTACAAGAGGTAATAAAAGAAATAAAAATATTGAATTATTAGCAAAATTAGATAAAACTATTGAAGGATTAACTATTATATGGAAACATGTACATGGTCATTTCGGAGATAAATATAATGAACTTTGTGATGTATTAGCAGTAACAGCTAGTCAAAGTTAACTTAAATTAAATAAATAGATAATATGAGTATGTTTAGTGAACCGGATTTTTACCCACATTTAGAATATTATAATTTAGAAGAACTATACACACTTCAAAAAGATTTAATAGATAATATTCAAAGATGTAAACGTAATAACATGAGTAAATTAATTGAATCTACATATGCAATTCATTGTATGGATTCAGATATTAAAGAATTCTTTAATGATGATATTAATCCAATTGATCTTTTAAATAAAATTCTAAAAAAGATAGTTGGTAAAGAATTACCAACTGAATATATTGAAGAATTTTATACAGAAGAATTACCTTGCTATATGAGAATTACAAAAGACATAAAATAAATATAAATGCAATATCAAAGAACTGTAACAGAAGAAAGTAATAAGAATATAATAGTGTTAGATGTATTTTCTAAATTAATTCAAGAACGAATTATATTCATTGATAGTGAAATAACTGATGATTTAGCTAATGGAGTAATAGCTCAAATGCTGTATTTAGACTCGTTGGATCAGAAGACTCCAATTAATGTTTATATTAATACTCCTGGTGGATCAGTATATGCAGGATTAGCTATATATGATATTTCTAAAATAATTAAAGCTCCAATCAGAACTGTTGGAATAGGATTAGCTGCATCAATGGGGGCAATACTAATGCTTATGGGTGAAGAAAGGTGTGCTGTTAAGCATTTAAGAACTATGATTCATCAACCAATGGGTGGTGCGTTTGGACAAGTATCTGATATGGAAATAGCTACAAATGAATGTGTTAAAGTAAAGAAAGAACTTTATGAGATTATATCTGAGAAAACTGGTAAAAATATCGAACAAGTTGAGAAGGATTGCAATCGTGATTACTGGATGGATTCAGAGGAAGCTAAAAATTATGGTATAATTACTAAGATATTATAATATGGCTGAAATATGTGGTAATATAGATGATATGCAAAAATTAATTCCTATTGAAATTAGTTATGCAATAGAAAAGAGCTGCCCTGGTAATAGACGACGCCTAGGAACTCATACATTTGGATCTGCGTTATATCAAATTGAAAGAGGAAGTGATCATGAATTTGAAATAAAAGAAACTATTTCTGAAGGTAAATTACAATATTATTATACTGATAATGGTAGAAATAATGATATTAAATTATTTAATACTACAATTGATTGTGCAGAATATATTTTAAATGCTTATTTTATTTATGGAACAATTAAATAATGTATTACCAGAGCAAGTTTCAAGATTACAAAAAGAAATTAGAAAATCTATTGATGCTTTAAATAGTGGAGGATGTATTAACTTTGCTTATTATTTTAGTAAAAAATTAAGAGAATTAAATATTGATCATAAAGTAGTATTCACTGATTATGATAAAATTAATTTCACTTATAAAAAATTCGCGGCAGTATCACATGTATTAATATATGTTGATGATATAGGTTGGATTGATGGAGAAGAAACTTATACTAATACTTCTTTTAAGAAAAATTATGTAAGACAACTTAAGAAAATTCCTTTAGTTAAATTGAATAATTTAAGAAGTTATAAATATGGATGGAATAATTGGTATGAAAAATCTCAGGATACTAAATTAGAGAAATTAATTAATAAACATATTTATGCCTAAAAAAGTAATTGTAGAATATCCCACTTATGTTAAAGAAAAGCAAACTATATTAGTTGATTCAGGTAATGTATTTGTTTATGAAGTAACAAGTTTTTGCTATTATGATAAGTATTTTGCATTAAGTGGGAAAAAGTACTTTGAATCAGTAAAGGAAATACAAGGTATAGTAGGATCATTCTTTAAAACACCTAATTTACAAATATGTTGTGAGTTATTCTCGGCCCCAGAAAAATGGTTACAAATCAATGGATTTGAGAAATATATTAAACCAGTAAAGGTTAAGAAAGAACCAAAAGTAAAAATAGAAAATGAAAAATAGAAAATTAACCTTAATAAGTCCAGAATTAGGAGAATTATTAGTTAAACAAGTAGCTCATGAATTAAAAAATCGTAATCTATATTTAAGTTATGCTAATTATTTCTCAATAGAAGGAGTACTGGACTTAGAGAAATATTATAGGAAACGAGCAGAGGAAGAAAATCGTCATCATCAATGGATAATGGATTATTTATCAGAAGGTGATTACAAATTTATGTATCCTGCTGTTGAGCAAAACACTGAGAAAGTAGAAAATTATGTAGATCCTTTCAAACAAACAATTGAAAGAGAAATATTAACTACTGATATGATTTATGTAATCTATGATCAAGCAAGTGAAGAAAAAGATTATATGACTAAAGCATGGTTAAATAAGCTACTTGTACTTGAACAGATTGAAGAAGAGGACATAAGTCGAGGTGCATTAGTAATTATAGAAGAGGAAGGAAATATTTTCTCAAAAGCAGAGAGGATATTAGATTTATTATCTAAAAAATAATAATATGAAGTATTTAATTTTTGATGAAACAGGAGAATTATTCGATGTATTAGAATTTAATTCGATTGATGAAATTAATAATTATATGAACTTAAATCCGCTACATGCAGTTCAATTAGCTATAGAAGAGATAGATGATATTGATTCTGAGGATGATTTGAATGATTGAAGAATTTACAAGTGAGGTAGAATTATTAGCAATAAGAGACGGTAATTACACTATATATGTATTTAAAGATTTAGATAAGAAAGAATATATAATGTGCACTAAATTACCAAATTGGAATACTCCAAATTTAAACATTGGAGATATTGGTTTTGTAAAATATCAGATAGTAAAAGCAGGAGATGAATATTATGACCCTATAAGAGAAATAACAACTATATATAAATATAGTAACATTTATTTTATAAATTTCATAAACAAATCAGATATAGTTAAAAATAAAGAAATAATTTTATAAGATATGAATACAGGCGAAGTTGAAATCAGTCAGGATATTAATAGTTTTATCTGGAAGGGAAATAAAGTTTTAGATTACGAAGACAAGTACACACAAACAGAGAAGAAATTAGTATTAATGTCTGAATATGAAATATTTGAATGTTATGAACATTGTAAAACAATGTTATTTAATAAAGACTCTCAGAATCCAGGAAGATATGCAGTTTTAGAAACAATTGCAGAACAAAGGGATAAATGTGGAGCAGAATTATTTTTGAGGTATGTTGATCAGAATAATCAATTAAGTAGGTTTAATGTAGTTGGAATGATTAATGAATTTCTTGAAAAAAACAAAGAAGCATTAAAAGACTATAAACCTTTAATAAAGGATATGTTTTCAGGCATACCTAACGAATTCTCTAAGGTTCCACTTAGTGTTATCATCGATGCTTGTATTGATAGATTAGGAACTTTTAACAAGAAACACATCACTAGGACATTTATATTAAAGCAAGGTATTTGGTTAACCTCAGCAGAATCTAAAGAATTAATTGAAGATAATGTAGATGGATCTCCAAAAGATCGTCTTGAAGTTATCAGAGAACGATTGAATATAAAAGATATAGAAAAATTATATATTAATTCTAAAGGACTAAATTTTACACAAATGCGTGCAATGATGAATATTCATCCTAATAAAAAATATATTGATTTAACTACTATGCAATTAGAGACATTAAGGAATAGAATTCTTTTTAGTCTTGAAGAGACTGTTAAGAGGCATATTTTAGCATGGCAAACGAGGATGGAGCAAATTGAGACCGTGGTTTCTTTCAAGGGCTTTAGATTGTAATATTAAAACAAGTAAAATATGAAATTTAAATTAGAATGGGAGATGGAAGTTGATGATTCTGAATTATTAGAAATGGTCAATGATTATTTATCTGATGAAGATAAACAAGAAGTAGATTCTTTAGATCAAGTATCTGGAAAAATTATGATTAATGCAATGGATTCTATAGATTTTATTCAAACAGAATTAATTGATTATTGTGCAAGAAATGAAGTAGATATAACTTTAATTAAATAAAAAATGAAAAAATTAATAATTCCTACCAAACAGGAAGATAGTATAAGTGTTTTTGAAATTGATCATTGTGATTCTGATCAATTAATAATTGGTAAAATTCTAGATATTATTGATGGTTTTATTATATACAATTCTGATACCGAATATTGGATTTATATAAGAAATATTGATATAGAAGGTAGTTATGATGATGAAAATTTACTTAATTTAATTCAAAGAATTAAAAAAGTAAATTCATTAATTGAGTTTTTTGTACAAGATGTTTCAAATTAATTTATGTAATTAATTAATATGGCAAGATATAAAATTTATGCAGGATTAGGTGGAGGATTTGGTGGTGATTGTTATGATCATACTGATGAATTTGAAACAGAAGCTTTAGCAGAAGAAGATGCTTATGAAACTGCTTGTGGAGTATATGAAAGTTATGAAGGAAGTAATGGATTAATGTCTTTTGAAGAAGTATTAAAAGAAGCAAAAGACGAAATTTCAGAAGAAGATTATGAAGATGAAGAATCTTATGGGAGAGCTTTAGAAGAAATTGCTGATGAAATATTGAATGAACAACGTGAAAGTTGGATTAAATATCATGTTGAATTAGAAACTGAAGAAAATAAAGAAGAAGATTAATGGCAAAATTTGATATAAATTGGAGTGAATTAGTTAGGGAATTTTATAATTGTGAAATTGAAGCTGATTCAGAGGAGGAAGCTAAAGCTATTTGGAATGAAAATCCTTATGGTGGAGATTTTGATGACATAGGAACTGATTCAATTGAAATTGAATTTGAATCAATTAGTGAAATATTAGAGGATTAATTATGGATAAAAATTATGATTTAGTATTTTATCTTCTTCAAAAGTATTATTCTGATAAAGAATTAGAAGATTTAGATGATTTTGATTTATTTCAATTATTCTATGAACAATATGGAATTGATGAAGAAGCATTAGATACATTACTACAAGATTTATTACCTCTATGTCAGATTGCTAAATCAGAATTAACTGATAAAGTATATCAAGGATTTGGAATAGATAATATTTGGTTATTAAATAAAGAAGTGAAAAATGAGCAAGTTTAAAATAACATTTTATCAATCAATTTGTGTTAAAAGAAGTGTAGAAGTTGAAGCTGATGATGAAGAGTTAGCAGTTGATAAATTCTATGATGAATTAGATGCATATACAGCATTATCTGAGAAATTGGAGGAAGATATCGAAGATACAGATATTAATGAAGTAACTGAAGAAGATTAATGATTTATTTAGTAAGCAATCAAACTAATGCTTTTGGTGGGGAATTTAAACAGATCTCACTAAGAGAAGGTATAGATATGATTATTCCTTTAGAATATATTGGAACTGATACTGAAACGCAAGGTCTTGACTGCTTTACAAAAGAATTACTTACTTTACAATTAGGAAATAAAGATTTTCAAGTAGTTTTTGATATTTCTTCTTATAATGGAAAGATTCCAGGAGAATTAAAGGACTTTTTGAATAATTCAGAAAGTACCTTTATTCTTCAGAATGCTAAATTTGATTTAAAATTCTTATATCATCAAAAAGTTATTCTTAAGAAAGTTTATGATACTATGTTAGCTGAAATTATTCTAACAATAGGATTACAAATGGATGGTAGAGATTTAAAGACTTTATGTTATAAATATTGTCAAGTTGATTTGGATAAATCAGTTAGAGGTCAAATTATTACTAAAGGACTTAATGCAGCAGTAATTAAGTATGCAGCATATGATGTTGTATATTTAGAAGATATAATGAATAAACAATTAAGTCAGATTCATGCTCTAAAATTAACTAATGCTGTTAAATTAGATAATGAATTTGTAAAAGTTCTTGCTTATATTGAATACTGTGGTATTAAATTAGATTGGCAAAAGTGGAAAATTAAAGCTATTAAAGATTTAGGGGTTGTTTTTGAAAAGAAAAAGGCTTTAGATCAATGGTTAGTCGATAATGGACAAACTAAATATTTTAGTGGTATGCTTGATATGTTTAGTGGACAACAGGATTGTATTTTAAACTGGGATTCTCCTAAACAAGTTATTAATTTATTTGAATCACTTGGAATTAATTGTACAATTAAAGTTAAAGGGGAGAATAAGAAAACTGTTGAAGAAAAAGCAATTGGTAAATTTAGAAAAGAATTTCCTATACTTGAATTATATTTTGATTATAAAGCTGCTGCAAAATTAGCATCTACTTACGGAATGAGTTGGGAAAAGATGATTAATCCTGTAACTTATAGAATTCATACATCTTTTCAACAAATTATGGTTACAGGTAGACTTTCTAGTGGTAATATGCGAGAAAATAAACCTAATCTACAAAATTTACCTTCGGATGAATTAACGAGAAGTTGCTTTATCTCAGAACCGGGATATAAGTATATTGCGGTGGACTATTCAAGTCAGGAACAAATTGTTTTAGCTAACTTTAGTAGGGAAGAAAATTTAATTAATTTCTATAGGAAAGGTTTTAAGGATATGCATAGTTATGTAGCCTTCTTAATGTATGAGAAAATTAGGCAATGTACTATCGAAGAGTTAGAACCTCATAAATTGGATTATATTAAAAAGGATTATCCTGATTTAAGGTATTTAGCGAAGACTGCTGGTTTTGCAATCAACTATGGAGGTAATGGGTCAACTATAGCTAAGAATACTGGTATTTCTAAGAAAGAAGGTGACTTTGTATATAACAGTTACTTTGAAGCATTCCCTGGATTAAGGAGTTATTTTGATTATGTGTTAGATCAGGCTATAGAAAAACATTATATTTTGTTCAATTCTATAACTGGTAGAAAACTGTTTATACATCATGATGAACCATTAATTAAATATCAAAAAGATATTAATGATCCTTATTTTTGGCAGAGACCGGATGCTCGAAGTATTCATTCCGAATATAATAAAAGTAAGTCTGAGATACAACGGAAGGCCCAAAACTATCCGATTCAGGGCTCAGCAGCTGATTGTAGTAAATTAGCTGGCATTATCCTGTTTAATCAATTGATACAAAAAGATTTATTATTTAAAGTAAAGATTGTGAATATGGTACATGATGAATATAATCTGGAAGCTCCAAATGAAATTGCAGAAGAAATATCTGATCTTGTAATAAAATGTATGATTGCAGCTGGAACTCAATTTTGTAAAACAGTTCCATTAGGAGCAGAAGCACAAATTGGTGATCACTGGTTACATTAAAAATAAATATGTTAAAATATTTGGTCATGTCAAAATTTTTCACTATATTTGTATTGGAAATTAAAAGAATAAAATTATGATAAGAAACAAAGCAGGATGTTAGACCGTACAGAACGACAAAAGTTAGCTATTCAGAGATGGTTTCAAGCTGGATGTAGAGCATCTTGGCAATTTTGTACTGGATTTGGTAAAACAACTAATGCTATAATGGCTATAAAAATATTTCTGACAAAAAATAAGAATAAAACTATAGTTGTAGTAGTTCCCACAGAGTATTTAAAGATTCAATGGATACAAGAGTTGAATAAGAATAATTTATTAAACGATGTAACTGTAGAGATTATAAATACTGCAGCAAAGTTAACCTCAAGTGTAGATTTTCTGGTACTGGACGAGGTTCACCGAGTTGGGGGAGAGACCTCCTATTTAATATTCTCTAATAGAAAACCTAAAATAGTACTTGGATTATCTGCTACATTTGATAGATTAGATGGTAGACATGAATTATTGAATCAATATTGCCCAGTATGTGATACTATCACTGTCAAGGAAGCAATAGAAAATAAATGGCTATCACCTTACAGAGAGTATAAAGTAATGATTTCTCCAGATAATATCAATGAATATAAGCTATTAAATAAACAATTCATTGAAACTTTTTCTGTATTTGATTTTAGCTTTGACACAGCAATGAAATGTATGACAGATATTATCTATCGTCGTGTTTATGCTAAACGAATGGGTATTCCAACTAAAGAAATTGATGCAATAGTATTCACATGGGGAAGAGCTTTAAGAGGGAGAAAGAATTTTGTAATGAATCATCCTAAGAAATTAGAGATTACTCGTAAAATTCTTGCTGCTAGACCTAATAGTAAAGCTATTACTTTTTCAGCTACAATTAAACAAGCTGAATTAATTGGTGGTGGATATATAGTTCACTCTGGTAAGACTAAGAAGAAAAATCGTCTTACTATGGAGGAATTTGCAACATTAAGGACTGGAGTTATACATAGTTCTAAATCTTTAATAGAGGGTGCAGATATTCCTGGATTAAATCTTGCAGTAATACTTTGTGGTAACTCTAGCTCGCAGGCTAAGACACAAACCATCGGAAGAGTTATCAGATTCCAACCAGACAAAGAAGCCGAGATATTTACGTTAGTAATTAAGGGTACAATGGAAGAGGGTTGGTTTGCAACTAGTACTGCTGGAAAGAATTATATTGAAATTACAGAAGAGGAGTTAGATGATATTCTGAAAGGAAAGGAATTAGAAAATGTTGAAAAGGAAGCAGTAGCTTCAGAATTATTATTTAGATTTTAGATTAATATGATAATAGAAAAAATGTTAGAGTATTTAATGTTAGAAAAGATGTTATATGATTATGAAGGTAATCGTAGTGAAACGGCGGAATTATTTATTGAAAATAATACTTTAAATAATATGGTAAGTCGTAGAATAGAACTAGAAGATGAATTTATTAATGAATACAAATTACCTTTACAATAGGGCTACCAGTCTCTAAAAGACTTTAAAATAAAAACCAAAAGTGTAGTTATAACAACTATACAATGATTAAAGAGTTAAGTCTAAACGAAGAAATTAATATTTATATCCAGAGTGGACTTACACCAACTGAATTATTTATATTAAGACTCTTATTTTTAGCAATTGATGATGATTCAACTTATTTGAATAATTACTTATCCAATCAACAAGATGGTAAGAAATTATTTAGAGCAGTATTAGAATCATTAAAGGAAAAGAAAGTAATACTTTCAACATTTAAAATTCCTGGTGAAGGTGAAACCCTCAATTTGAAAAGTATTCCATTTAATAAGAATTTCCTTAAAATGTATATAAGGGAATCTAATGAGCTTGGATCCCAATTATTTGAAGCATATCCAGCATTTATTAATATAAATGGGAAGATGTGTAGTATTAAGAATTTTACTAAAGCAGGATTATATAGTTTTGAAGAATTTTGTTTATATTATGCTAAAGCAATTAAAAGTGCTAAAGTAACTCACGATAGAGTTATGGAAGCAGTAGAGTTTGGGAAAGCTAATAATTTATTAAATTATTCAATTATTGAGTTTATTGCTAGCCGTAAATACTTAGAAATAGAATCTATGAAAGAACAAGGAGTTCAAAACTTCAATAGTGATACCATAACTTGTCTATAATGAGAAGAGATAACATTATTGATAGTACTTTCAATTTAATTGCTTCTGGTAGATTAGGGAAGAATATTGGATTACCAAGTGGTTTAGAAAAACTAGATGGAGTTACTGGAGGCAATCAGAAAGGTGTATACACTTTAATTTTTGGAGGAACAGGTGCAGGCAAGAGCTCATTCTATATTTATGCTAATTTGTATAAGCCAATGATGGCTATGTTTGGCAATCCTCAATTTAAAGCAGTTCTCTATAGTTTAGAAATGTCTGCAGAAGTAGTACTTACTAAATTATTAGGATTATATATATTTGATACTTTTGGTGAAGAATTAAGTTATAAACAAATTCTAAGTAAACAAAATATCTTATCTGATGAGCATAATGAAATGGTTCAGAAATGTAGAGGATGGTTGGATGTTGTATTATCTACACATTTAATTATTCACGATAAAGGATTAAATGCGGATATTTTATATGCAAGTCTTTCAACAATTCTTGAAACTTTAGGTAAAACTACTGAAACTGAACATCAAAAGTTATATCAATTTAATGATCCCGACCAACAAGTTTATGTTTATATAGATCATATTTCACTTATGAGAAAATCTGCTGGACGATCTAAAAAGGAAGAAATAGATTTAGCATCAAACTATCTAGTTACATTGAGAAATAGATGTAAAGTTTCTCCAATAGTTATTATGCAGTCAAATAGAACTGGTATGTCGATGGATAGACGCAACGCAAATATGATTGAGCCTCAGTTAGAAGATATAAAAGATTCTGGAGGTCCAAGTGAAGATGCAGAGATAGTATTAGCTGTATTTTATCCTCATAGAGAGAAAATGGCTACCTATCGTGGTTATAAAATAGCTAAATGTTTAGAAGCTAAGTTTAGATCTATTGTTTGTTTAAAGAATAGGTTTGGAGATTGTGATGTTGCAGTAGGATGCAGTTTCTTTGGAAGTATTGGATTATTTCGAGAGTTACCAAAAAGTGATGAAATAGGGGATTACTCTAAGTTCTTAGAATTAAAACCAGAGGAGATTATTGTTCCTCAACAGATGAATAACAGTGTAGATGAGATAAATAGTGAAAATATATTTAAATTTTAAAATATGGCTTTTGAATTGCCTAAAGAAAAAACTAAGATTAAAACAACTAACCCGAAGAATTTAATTATTTTTGGATTACCAAAGGTTGGGAAAACAACTGTACTATCAATGCTTCCTAAAGCTTTAATTATAGATCTCGAGAATGGTACAGATTACGTCGAGTCATATGCTGTAAAGGCTGATTCTTATATTAAACTTTTTGAAATAGCAAAAGCTTTAAAAGAATCTCCTAATCAATTTGACTTTATAGTATTGGATACAATTACAGCATTAGAAGATATGGTACTTCCTTATGCTAATAAATTATATAGGGAAACATCTATGGGTGTGAACTTTGATGCAAACGCTAATATATTAAAATTACCAAATGGTGCCGGTTATTTATATGTTAGGGAGGCTATGCAGAATGTTATTGGATGGTTTACTAAAGTATCAGAAAATGTAATCCTTGTAGGACATGTTAAAGATAAAGCTTTAAATGAAAATGGTACTGAATTGAATATAAAGGATTTAGATTTAACCGGTAAATTAGGTAGAATACTAAGTGCTGCAAGTGATGGAATATGCTATGTATATAGAGATGTAGATAGTGGGGATTTAATGGCTAATTTTGGAGAGGGAAACTCTGTACTATGTGGTGCAAGAATGGCTCACTTATCAGGTAAATCTATATTATTGTCAAGTAAAGATAAAGAAACTGGAGAGATTACTGCATTTTGGAATAATATTTACCCATCATTAAATGATTAAACAAATATCTATAACATTTGATTTTAATACTGAAACCGAAGTAGTTTCAAATATTAAAACAACAGGTAGTGCTGAAAAGAAACGTACTACAACAAAGAAATTAAAAGAGCCAGAAGATTCTAATGTAGAAGCTTTAGTAACTCTTGAGCCAAATAAATTAGTATTTAATACAAATGCTGCAAATTTAATTGGAATTGAATATGAAGATAGAATTGTCATTAAATGGGTTAAAGTAGGTAAAACAAAATTAATGTCACCAATTATTGGTAAAGACACTGCATTTGACGAAGAAGGCTCAGGAAATAAAGTAACCAAGAGCAATACTGTAACTTATAAAGGTAAAGCAAATACAGTATTAGCTGAATTTGGTTCACAATTCAAACTTACAGAATATCAAGAAGGAATATATAATTTAGTACCTTCAAATGGCTCAATTAAACCTAAGGAACTTACATTAGAGAAAGTAATCGAAGATGCTGAGGATGAAGAGCTAGATTTATTAGTTGATGATTTAGGAGATGATACTGAAATTGATGAACTTCAATATAAGTTGTAAATAGTTAATAAAAAATTAACTATATAGATAAGATATAACATTAATTAGATTTGATTATACTTAATTAGATGAGAAAATAATTAATATATTAAATAATATAATAAATGGGAAGTTTTTCATTTTCAGAAACTGCAGGAAGTTCACAATCGACGGTACAAAATAGACTTGAGGGTAATAATATTTACAGTGTAAAATTCCAAGGCTGTGAATTACAAGATATAGTTGGAGTTAAAGATCCAACAGCCTTATATAAGGTATTAAAATTAAAATTTTCTAATGAAGATGGTACGTTTGAACATACTATCTTTGAGCCAAAAGAAAATGATTTTGATAGGAGAGAAACAGAATATACTAAAAATGGTAAGGTAGAAAAGATTCCTCAACCATCTAATGTAGAAAGCATGATGTTATTGTTTAAACATGCAATAGATGCAATCAATCCTACAATTGCTAAACAAATTGATGATGGTTCTAAGAATTTAGGAGCAAAAGATTGGGATGCATTAAGAGCTTTAGTTGCTAAAATTCTTGATGCTGGTAAAGATTCTGAAACCCACATTAAATTAGTTAAAAATAATAAAGGGGAAGCTGCTTTTCCTGGATTCTTTGCAGGACTTACTCGTGAGGGTAAAGCCTATATTAAGAATAACTTCATTGGTGATAAATTAGCATTTAGTACTTATGAAAGTCAAAAAATTAAGGATGCTGCTGGAGCAAAACCAACAACAGCAAAATCTTATGATGCTAATGCATTTACTCCACAGACAACTGCTGCAGCAAGTGATTTAGATTTGTCTTTTGACATAGCAGATTTGTAGAAAATAAATTAGGATTTTAATGAGTTAACAATAATATTATAATGGAATTTAATTTAGAGATAACTCAAAAGATTACTAAAGAACTATTATTATCTAAGCATTCTGAGGAGGAATACTTTGAGTATTACTTAGGAGTTCCTGTTAAAAAGGGACTCTTTTGTAGTCCTCCTTTGATTAGAAGAGATAATAAACCAACTTGTTCATTCTATAAAAATAAGAACGGTAGCGTAATATTTAAAGATTTTGCTGGGATTAGTGGAGATGTATTTACGATTGTAATGTATCTCTTTCAATGTAGTTATTATCAAGCATTACGTATTATAGCAAATGACTTTAATATCATTACTATTGATAAATTAGAAAAACACCAATCATTGATTCCTTATTCTGGAAACATTCTTAAAACTACTGAGAAAGCAAATATTCAAGTAGAGATTAAAGAATTTTCGGATAAGGAATTAATTTATTGGAAAAACTATGGTATTAGTAAGTTAACTCTTGAAAAATTCAAAGTTTATTCAATTAAGTCAGTATTTTTAAATGGCATTTATCACACTTCATCTACAGAACAAGTTCCAATTTATGGATATTATGGTGGAGAGAGTAGTGTTGATGAAGAGTTATGGAGACTATATTTTCCTACTAAAAGAACTTATAGATTTCTTAGTAATTGGAGTAGTAGTATGTTACAAGGAATGAAACAGATTACTAAATTTGGAGAGAGTTGTATTATTATAAAGTCAATGAAAGACTTGATGTTATTAGATGAATTTGGTTTTACTTCTGTAGCACCAACATCTGAGAATATATTGATTACTCCTCTACAATTTAAGAAATTATCCTCTAAATTCAATCAAATTCTGATTTTCTTCGATAATGATAGAGCCGGTGTACTTTGTAGTCATAAATATAAGAAAGAGTATAATTGTAGGTGTATTTTCATTAAAAGAAAATATGCTAAGGATATAAGTGATCTTTATAAGTCTATAAGTAATGTACAATTTTGGATGGTTATAGATGAACTTAATTTAATATTATCAGATAATAGTATTACAAATACAAAGCATTTTTATATATTTTAAAGTAAATGGTTAAACGTAAACCAAAAGTGGTTAAACAGGCTCCAAAATGAGCTAGTTCTCCTGAGGAGTTTGAAAAACTTGAACAAAGTTTTGAAAAGTCTCAAAAAGGAGGAAAAAAGAGAGTGAGTTCAATAAAATCAACATATGATGGAATTGATTTTGATTCTCAATTAGAAGTATATTGTTATAAAGCTTTAAAATTAGCTGGATTAGAGTTTGAATATGGACAACATAGTTACACATTAATTGATG